CATCTAGGCCATAGACGATCGTGTTTGGCTGACGACCAAACAGGATTTCGATGTCCATTGCTTCACCGGGAACCATGACATTCTTGATGATCTCGATGTGTTTCTTGAGAGCCGCATGAGCTGCTTTGAACCCATTAGACGCCGCAGAAATGCCCCAATCGCCGGCCTTATAAAACATCTTATCCGTGCTGCCTTTCCCACTACGCGTTGTGTAGAACTCTCCATTGTCATCGAGGCCAAAGGTCAGTGCAGTGCCATCGAGCTTTTCCGCAACGATACTGTTTGAGATGTTTTTGATTGCATCGATGAAGTCCTTGACGTCCATATCCTCCAAATACTCTATTGACTTACTTTTGCTTTTGAGCTGAGGGTCGTAGTCATTATCATTGAGGTAAGTCTTAAATGATTTGCTAGTCATTCTAATTCCTTAGGCTGATCTTTGTAATAGTAATTAATAAATTTGAGATTTTTAATACGACTCTGTATTGTGGTTCTAGGGATTCCTAGACAATTTGCCGCTGTATAACAATCAGTGTATTCAACTCCATCAATTACTATTGCTTTCTGGCCACAATTAAGCTTCTTTCCTTTTCCGGCAATTGAAACTTTTCTTTTTGTTTCAATAGATCTTGGAACACCGAGCTTAGCTAATGTCATAGCTTCGATATGATGATATGAGTGTTCGCGTTCTGAATGAATTTTCTTCATCTTAGCTTTATACTCTGGATCAGCCCATTTTTGCTTAGATGCTTCACTCATCTTAGTTTTTGTTTCTCTGGATAAGTTTCCGCCTACAAGATTTACTTTTTCGCCACCACTTTTCAGATTTAAGCATAGTGGATTATTCAATAAGTCATTGGTGATAATCCGTGATTCTGATAAAGCTAACTCTTCTCTGTTAGCACACTCTTTTATAATTTCAAACTTATGGTTTTCTACTCCATACTTTCTAATAGAATTTTTGATTCTGATCCCAGAACCCATATATCCATCAGTTAAGTCATTAGTGGAGTGCATCCCGATATAGAATTTACCAGTGATAGTGTTTGTGATTTTATAAATCACATGGTACTTTTTATCCATTGGCGGTTGTTACATTTATTGTTCTAACTATTTATGCAAAAAAGCCGAGACTAAGCTCGGCTTTTTCTTGAAGCGGAAGGCTTGATTAGGCCTTGTTTTCGTTCTCTAGAGCAGCAACGATTTCACGCGATAGGTCACGGAGAGCAGCTTCGTTCTTAGCGACTTCCATCTTTGCAGCGTTTAGTGCCTGGACGGATTCGCCATGTGCGCCAACCCAAGTGTTGTAGACATGAAGCAGTTGCTTAACTGCATCAGGGAGATGTTCAACAACATATTCCTTGTTGTTGATATTGACAGTCTCGACTGGAGCTTTTTGTGGTGCGGCCTTGATTGCGGCCTTCGACTTGGTACGGGTAGTTGCCATATGTGTTATTCCTTTATTGTTATTGTTATGGAAATATTTATGGCGACGATTTTTGGCGAATCGTCGCCACCGACTACTTAGTTATGCTCGAGAGGAAGAATTCCTGCTTTGCCGGTATCATATTCATACCAGCTCATGCGATCGTTATAGCCTCCTTCGCGACGATCCTTGATGACGCGAAGCGTTCCAAAGCCATTGCCATTATTGCTGACTTGGATGATCTTCGATGCACCGCACGTTAGACGACGTGACAAGTTGTTGATGCAATCGTCATCACTGGACTTGCGGTGAATCGCTTGAGTGATGACCATCGCAACATTACGTTCGCGGCCGTATTGAATCAAGCGTTCAAAGACTCGATCCCTGTTGGCCATGTCATCTGCGTACATCGATACATCTTCAACCATGATCGCGTCATACTGGTTTTCCTTGCACCAGCAATCCAGCGTTTCAAACAGCTCGGCTTCATTCCAACCTGGCATCGCAATATCGAGTTGGCGTCCGCTGTTGACATGCTTCATGAACCGTTCAGTCAGGTGATGACGAGTTGAATCAGTGCCAACGAACAGAACACGATGATGCTGATTGATCAGGTCGGCGGCTACACGAACTGCAACCGAGGTTCGGCCAGTTCCATACACACCAGCGAGAACCATCGTCTCACCGCGCTTGAATCCACCAAAGGTTCGATCTAGCGCATAGTCGTTCAGGAACATCGTGTTAGCCGTCTTGGTATCTTCCGTGAAAGCCTTGTCAATGAACTCATCCGCTTCATCGGCCAGCAGACCAAACGAGTACATGACCTTGTACTTGGTGCTCAAGTATTCATGGCTCAAGAACATGGCATCATCTTCGATCTTCTTGACCAGCTCTTCACGTGCTGGCTCGGTCTTAACCAAGTCATTCAACTCAGACGATTCCATCGACATGACCTTGTCAATGCCTTCACGCCATGCTTTGGCCGCTTCGGTGAATTCGAGATCCCATGCTGTCGGACGCGACTTGGTGTAGTAGAAGCTCTTGAGGCCTAGCTGTTCAGTGTCAAGGAAACGAATGGTAGCATTCTTCGGGAATTCGGCGAACGAGAATTTGCCACTGGCTAGTTTCTCCTTCAGCTCATCCATTTTGAAGTAGCTTTTCGGAACACGCAAGCCAGTAGTCAGCTTTTCATCGAACTGCTTTAGGTCAGCAATTTCGCCAAGGTGTTCACCGCCCGGCAATGTTGTAACAAGCGAGTCGCGGCCTTCACCTGGCTTCGGGAAGATAAAGTCTTCAGTCTTCAACTGCGGAACCGTAATATGAGAGACATCCATTGCGGCCAAAATCTTTTCAAAACTATCTGGCGTAGCAATGACCGTGGTACTAATCTTGGCTGGTTCAATCTTCTCAAACATCACACCATCAAGCATCAAATTCGACATTCTTTTCTCCTAAAGTCAAACATTAAATAAATCCAAAAGGTCTTTCTTCTTGTCTGGTGACTTCTCACCAGCCTTGTCACTCTTCGACACGAATTCAATCTTGTCTCGAGTGTCTTCCAAATCACGAACTCGTAGCGAGATCGGATCCCACCTGAGCATGATCACCTTGCCAACACCGCCAGAGTTACGTGTCTTGACTAGCTTGAGCATGTATTCACCGGCTGCCTTCATTGCATCATTCTGGATAATAGCAATCAAGTTATCACAAGTGTTGATCTTCGAGATACCACCAGCAATCTTGCTTTGGTCAACGTCATCAGCGCCAACTGCACCACGGTTCATCTGCGAAGCGCTGACCATCAGGAGGTTGTATTCATTGCCGATCGAACGAAGTTCTTCTGCAACGTACTTGTCCTTAACGAACAGGTTTTCAGCACTGATCTTCTGGTTCGAAGTCATCAGGTCCATGTAGTCGACGACAATGACATCCGGCAGAAAGCCATGAACCATCTCAAACTCTTTTAGATAAGCACGAATGTGATTAGCATTTGTTGTGCTTTCAGGCATCCGCTTGATGAACAGCTTACCCATTTGACCTTGAAGACGTTCAAGGTCAGACGAGACTTTCGTCATCTTCTCGAAGATGTCCTTTTGGCCAATCCCAGTGATCATCGTGTCGAAACGCTTTGCAACAACCTCTTCTGCAAGTTCTAGCGTGATGTACACAACATTGAGCTTTTGGAACAGAAAGTTGATCGCAACGTTGGACATCATGATCGACTTACCAACACCAGATCCAGCCATGAATAGGAGCAGTTCTTTACGACCGATGCCGCCATTCAGGAGCAAGTCAAGTTCACGATAGCCAGTTGGGATTGTGCTATTGAACTGAAGCATGCGGCGGAGACGCTCCTCGGGATTGGCAAAGTAATCCATACCAATATCCCGATTGATCGAGACCGCGATTGCATCCTTCATGTTGACAAGGATCTTGTCAAAGTCTTCTTTTTCTAGAAGCTTTGGCGAGCTCAGGATTGCCTTTTCAATTGCTTTATTTCGGCAATAGATCTCGACTTCTTTTAATGCGTATTCAACCTCAGGTTTGGTCAGCTGCTTCTGTTCAAATTCATTGCCGGTTTCAACCCTGATTTGATCGACATTCGGGAGAGAACGATAGTTATCGTAATACTCCTTGACAAAGTGGACTGAATGTCGAACTTCAGGATCGAAGTAGTTCTGATCGAGGATTGCGTTGCAGCGAGCGAATAGATCGGGATCGCTGATCAAATAATTGATCAGCAACTGTTGCTTTGCTAAATTCATTTATTATTCTTATTATTGAATTTGGTACTATTTTACTGCGTGATTCCGACAGATAGTCTCCAAATAAACTTGAGCTTCAAAACCGCTCTTTGCGTTCTCGATCAGATTACGAATCGTCCAGAGCTTACCCCATTTCGATACAGCGTGATTGACATCGCGAGTATCGCCGGACACAAACGTAATTTCCCAACCATGTTTCAGTGCGTCGACGCCTAACTTGTAGCCGTTGTTTTGCTTGTCTTTCTTATCAATCACGAAGATCTTTCTTCGTCTTGATTTGGTGAACGCATCGATCCGTTGTTTATACAGTTTACTTCCGAGCATGCTGATGCCACCAACCGAGATCGCATCAAACACGCCTTCCATAATGAACAATGGAGAATCTGTGTGCTTGTGTAGTTCCTCATACCCGAATAAGATCGGTTCAATCGGAACATTTGGATTGATGTATCGTTTCTTCGCAAAATCGTCGAACGACCTTGCCTGCCAATATATCACCTTACCGTCTTTGAAGTACGGAATAATTAGGCGATCGCGAAACTCTAAATGCGTTGAAAGATACCAAGTGTGATCCGCTAAAGTCAAACCCCGAGATTCGAGATATTCTTTAGCGACGACAGTCCACATGTCATTCTCATCGACTTGCGTGACTGCATAGCTATTTATCGGGAGCTCGACCTCTGCGATCTTAAGTTCTTTGGTCTTCTTCGCCAAAACGAGCTGCTCTTTGTTGAAGAAGTTCTTGCCAATCTCAAGATCAATTTCGTCATCAGTGATGCCATAGGCATTCAGCACCGCGCGAAAATCTTGATGGATGTAAGTCGAGTTCTTTGTGTACGAAGGACTCGCACCACAGTTGAAGCAATTGTACTTGATCCGGCCTTCTTCAAAAGCGAAGGAGGCCCGGACCTTATAATCATTACAAACTTTGCATTTGCAGTGTTGCCAACCTTTGGAGCGACCTTCGAACCGAACATTCTGGTTGATAAGGTCTTCAATGGACATTATGCCGTAGCCCAGGTCTGGAGTGTTTTGTCATTGATCAATCGGCCAAGTTCGCCAAGCTGAAGCTTGACGAGAGGCAGAAAGTTGTTGTGATTGAAATGGGACCGGTTGATGCAAGCCACGCTGACAAACCCAGCAGTCTCGGTAAAGAAGTGGTCCGCTTCAGCTGACCATTTGATGATACTCTTGGCTTCTTCTTTCGTGATCGCTAGGTGATACAGGATGACCCTAAATCCATCAGACAGCGCATGCTCGCTGACTCGCGTTGGCATCGCGCTATCGAAGTTTAAGAGAAGATTCCCTTCTTCATAGCATTCTCTGGCTAAGCATTCGAGCTCAGATTCGCCGGGATCAGCAGTGCCACCGATGAATCCAAAATACCCATCTTCCCGAAGCGTAATGAGAAGATTCTGGAACTTTCGTTCTTGAACTTCCTTCGGGACATGGTCATAGTCTTTGTAAATCGTGTCTTCAAAAGTCAACGCTAAGAAGACACCAAATCTGGTATCTGAGGACATATTATTCTTTTATGGAAACAGCGGTGGGAGAAAGAGGCTTTCGCCTCCTCCTCAAATCGAATTAGGAATCGATTTCTTTATTATCGTTATGGATCGCAACTTCTTCAGTAGAAGTTTTGAGCATGTGAACGTTCTTCGTGTTAACCGATTTTACCACAGACTGAACGTGTTTGATGATGCTAGTTGCGTAGTGGTTGGTCGACGGATCGACGCCTCTAGCTCCGGCCTCGCCTTTGTTGTAAGCCACCAGGGCGGCCTCAGGCGATTTTCCTTGCCCGACCATAAGTAGATACTTCGAACCAACTCGAATGCTCCAGCGATCGTCATAGATCAGTTTGGCGACAATTTCTTCGTCGGTGGAGAACACTCCGAGGGACGGATACTTTTTCAGAACATCCTTGACTGCGGCCAGTTTGAGCTGAGGAACGCCGTAATATCGTTCCATCGTCTTCAAACCAAATTCTTGGCCAGCAACCTTGTAGCTCAGCATCCCACCAGCTTTACTTTCCTGGTAGATCAGTCCTTCGTAGTACTCTGGGTACTTATGGCCGTCGCTCTTCGCTACGCGGTAAGCGTAGGTCAGCAACTCAGCTTGCTTTTGAGTCAGGTTAGGCGGGAGAAGCATTGCATGCTTGTTTCCACCTTTGACCTGCGTTTTGGCAGCGATGACTGCCGTTCCTTGGGCGTTAGCAGCGGATTGAAATTCAATCGTACCAACAGTTGACAAAATTAGTGCACAAATACTTGACAAAATTAATAATGTCGTTTTCATACGTTTTTCTCCTTTTCACGTTTGTGCGTTAAAGGCAATACGCGTATTACGTCGCGAATTACTCTACCGTTATTTAATATAACGGATTTATTTATACCTCCTGAAAGGCATTAAAGTTTATTGTATCACAAATGAAACATCAAGTTTCATTCTTTACAGATTTGGCTTGAACGATATTCCAAATCTGATGATGATCAAAAGGACTCCGCTGATACGTATCAGGTGGCGGCGCAACCATTGGTCGCCAGTACGTCACATAGTCGCCATGTTCAACGTTCCTAGAGTTCCCTGTTCGTCTCGCGCAATCCCGGACGACGATGAAGTGCTCGTCCATCTCGGCGAAATATCCGATCTCATCCACCCAGCCATGCTTGACCTCTTGATCTGGATACGGTTGAGTCGGCAATGTGAACATCACATCGATCAGTGACTTGACCACTGAATTGGCAGGCGTATGCTTCGTGATCTTTTCCGGATCGCCATCAGCAATTCGTACCAGCATGTTCCGAGTCGATTCGAGCTGAGACCCACGAACATCTCGAACATACAGGATCTCTTGATCGACTTGCGGCAAGTTCAAGCCATCGCGAACGAGAACCCATTCGGAATTCTGAACAGGAAAGTGCGTGTGCGGTAGTTCGATGTCTTCTAGCTTGCCATCATAATACTGTTGCAAAAGCTCGTCATCGCTCACAACTTCGTTGACGTAGATGATGGCATCTTCGACTTCAGGCTTTGGAAGATTTGACTTGAGTTTCGGCGAGTTGAAAGTATGGCGATACTTCTCAATGAGCGCAAGCTCTTGAGGCGAGAGACGACGGCCCTTCAACCCAGTCCTAAGCGTCCACTTAGTTCTTGCGTTCTTCATGAGGCAAGCAGAGTGCGGACTTCAGTTGATGCATGTCGAAGCTCGTCCCATACTGGGCCTTCGATCTTGTCTTCTGGCTTCCGCTCGTTGTGGATCGAGCGCCCAAGGTCCACTGCTTCAGCAGCAAGCATCAGACGCCTTACCGCGTTTGGTGCTGTTTGTTGTTCGATGAACTTCTTGAGGACGTTGTACGGACCTTGCGCGGTCACGCCAATCTCCATCCGGGCATAGTCGTCCATGCTTTCAAGCGCCTCGAGCGCCTGTTCTTTTGTCACTTGGTCCACGTTCAATCCTTGTCGAAAGGGTTTGTCTTATGGCGTTGGGCTTCATAGCTCGGATGATCTTTGTTTCGACACCCAACCTTGACCGCCCACTCGCTGAACGAATTTTTCATCTTGATCAGGCCGCAATCAACGCAATACGGCCAATGCATCACGTTCAAGGCGAAGTTGTGAGCTTCGTACTTGTACGGCTCTTTCTTGTCTTCACTCACTGTCGCCTCGCATTGCACGATGGATTTCACGATTCACATCACGTTCCTTCTCGACGGCACGCTTGTCGTGTTGCTTCTTGCCTTTGGCCAAGCCGATCTCAAGCTTGATCTTGCCATTCGAGAAGTGGAGGTTCAGCGGGACCACGGTGTAGCCGGCTTGCTTGATCTTGCCGGACATCTTGTTGATCTCGTTCTTGTGTAGCAAGAGCTTGCGAGTCCTGGTTGGATCAGCCTTGATATGAGTCGAAGCTTGAACCAATGGCTTGATGTGCGCGCCAAACAGATGGAACGCTCCATCACGGAAGATCACATACGACTCTTGCAACGAAATGTGCTTGGCCAGAATCGCTTTGACTTCCCAGCCTTCCAGCATGATGCCGGCTTCAAAACGATCTTCGATGAAGTAATCGTGAAGGGCTTTACGGTTTTCTGCGATAGTCATGGTTATTCTTCGTGTAGTCAGAAATTCATTATACCACCTACTCTATTTTAGAGGAGGTTTTTGACAATGTCTTTAACAAATACATTCTCCGCATGGAAGTATCCGTCAATTGCTTTTCTCTCCGTACTAGAAACTCGAATCACATCATTCGAAAATGGTCGAAGATTTTCTTCACCGGTGTTCCATGCAATCCCGGTTGTCTTCTGTCCGATCGAGTTGTACAAGGTCGAGATCGCAACCGTCGCGTTCATTCTCGTATGCTTGTCATGGAGCAAATCGACATCGACTCCATTGAGGTAGATCTTTGGGACCTTGCCAAGCGTGTGTCCAACATTTCTCCCATCACTGACGAACAAATCCCACCCAGCAACATCACACCCGTCAGACAGCAAGAAGCAGGTCTTACGATGCGCATCCATCGTACTCAATCGATAGTGTCCAAGAATCAAGCCTTCAAGAATGTTTGTGCCTTGAGTGTCGAATCGGCCTGTGTACTCCTGGCAGTCCTTGAGCTTTGTACCACAGCAATTCGTTCCAACTTGATTGGCAATGACCCAGAACATTTTGAGTCGTTCTTCCAAGTCCATTGCAACATTCTTCTTAGTGTTCAAGATATAAAAGAACTTTGACCGAACTACAGCGATTGGACGATCGCTACCGAATGTTGGAGCTTTACCACCAGTCGTGTACAGCCAAACTTCGACTTCAACGTTGGCAGACTTCGCAAAGTACACGAGCTCCATGATTCGAAGCATCAGTGGATAGACCGAGTTGCCCATCGACCCAGACCAATCAAGCATGATTGTGTACGCGTGATTGACCTGATCTGGCTCAATCGCTGTCTTTACGAAGATGTCATCATAGACTTGATACAATGCTGCACGTTCCGGATCCAAGGCCCCAGTCGTCTTGTATTGAGTGGCCGCCAGGTTCGCCGCCCTTGCTCTCATGTTGAATTCGGTGAAGATCCTATTAGCAACCTTCTTCGCTTCAACCTGGCACTTCTTATACGTATCCATGACATCAAGATTGCGTGGGTTTGACAGCATTGCCACGCACTCTTTGAACTCATTGGTTGGCTCGAGAATGTCAATGGGTTTGAACTCGAGCAAGTCGCGTCCAGTTGGCAGCTCGAACGATTGCCCAGATCCCATCTTGTGCTTGAACTTGGTGTGATGGTCGTTCAGGTCCTGTTCATGATCATCAAGCATTTTGTCCAGAGCATCTGAATCAGATTCGCCATAGCCGCCAGCAATCCCATCGGTTGGATCTTGGCCTTCGTCTTCTTCTGGTATCCCTTGACCTTGACCCTCGGAGCCTTTGCCTTCTGATTTCGTCGAATTAATAAGATCGTCACCGTCTTCAGCCATCTCCCCATATTTCCTGAGCGCTTTGGCAAGATCATTGCTGAACTCCCATCGCTTCATCATTGAGTGTTCGTTAAGCTGCTCAGCCTTCCGGAGCAACTCAAGATCTTCAGGCAAGACATAGCCTGGATATTTCTTCATGTGGCCATACTTGAACCCTTTGCAGTTGTAGTTCAAGATGTTCACGATGTTGACTAGCTTGTTGTCGGTCTCATATGCAGATGGATCACCATTGAGGAAGAAGTGTTTGAAGACCTCGAGCAAATGCTTCTTGTTGTTCGGATACTTCTTACACATCATCCGCTCTTGATACCCATCATCGATGATGTTCAAGAGGCGCGAGATTTTCTTGATCTTGTTGATCTCGTCTTCAGACAGGATCGAGAACAATGCATGGCCGACTTCGTGAATCACTAGCCCAGGAACCAGATGCGCTTGGGTCGAGTGAACCGGTGAGATTCGAAGGACCCGATTCAGGATGTCAAATGTCGCTGGGGCCTTGATTGCCTCATCGAAGATGACTCGAATATTTTCGGCTGCCAGCATCTTCGCGTACAACTCGTAAGTGTCGCGAAGGAGAATTGCCGACTTAGAAAGGGATCGGGATTCCATATTCATCGAGTTTGGAAGGTTCTGTTAAGGTGGCTTTTACAGCTTCGAGTTCTTCTTCGACATCAACGACTACAGTGTCGAACAGTTGGACCATCGCATCGACCATAGCTTGTTCTTTCAGACTCAAGCCACGACGAATTGCCTTCGCCGTAGCCGTGTCTGTCCCAACCTTTGCTCCGAAGATCAAGCACGCCGTTCCGATGTCCAGCATCTTGCGAGGATGGATGTACTCAGTCACCGCGCCTGCTTCAAAGCTTTCGAGAACCTTCTCGTACCAGAGACACAGATTCTCGAGAACGGAGTTGGACAAGTCCGGCAGCGCTGCTTTCAAAATCTGCTTCATCTCAGACTTCGAAGGCGGCTTGAATTCAACAGCAACCCCAAACCGTTCCATGAACGCATGGTTCATGTTGTTCGTGCCAATGTACTTGCCGGTCGCATCGCCAACGCCCTTCGTATTGCCGGTTGCAATGACACAGAAGCCCTTGGCTGGATAAATCATCTTCCGAGCCTTCTTAGCCAGCACGCCTTTCTTTTCGAGAACGGGGTGAAGGTCAATCAGGATCTTTGGATTACCAGCATCGACTTCATCGAGAAGCAGAATTGCGCCTTGCTCCATTGCCAGCGCAACAGGGCCTGGATCGAAGATCGTATTCCCATCGACAATGCGGATCCCACCGATCAAGTCATCGATGTCAGTGGCCGCAGACAGGTTGACGCGAATCACTGGCTTGTTGAACTTCTTCGCGATCCCGAAGACGGCCGTCGACTTCCCAAGTCCGGTTTCACCGGAAATGTAGATGTTCATCGGATACTTCGGGTGAATCAATTCTTCAAGTTCCCGATATGATTGGGTCTTGATGATGTCTGGCTGATTTGGGTCGCCTCGGCCATCTGCAGCGTGGATGGCGTCAGACTTAGCAACTGGAGCCGAAACCGTCCCTGGCGCCGATCCTACGCATCCTTGGAACTTCTTCGTGTCATAGACAGTTGGACCATTTGAGATGATCGAGCTTTCGCAGTTCTTCTTGATGTACTCGAGGATTTCAGCCATATCGGCTTTGCCTGAAAAGTATTCAAGAAGTTGACGGCGTTCAATCGTAGGCGTCGTGACTGAGTTAGCGAACTCAGCAAGGAGAGATTTCAGATCCATGATCAGAAGTGCGAATTGAGTTTGAGCTTCATCCGAATTTTCTCCATCGGTGAAGCAGCCTTGTATTTGTTATAGAAGTCTTTGACGTCAAACTTTTTCTCTGGCACATTAAGCTTCAGCGGCTTGATCTGATGCGGATACATGAAGCAGATTTGTTGGCTCGGATGAGCGCCAATCAGCAATGACCAGTCATCGGTCTCGTTGAATTTGTCAAGACGCGCTTGGATTTCTTCTGACGACAGAATACCGCCGTTGATCGGTTCGAAGGTCATATTATTTTTGTGGAAATGAATACTCAAATCATACCATTGCTCACCCTAAAAGTTATCACTTTTTCGCTAGATAAATATCATTACGGAAAAGCACTGGTGGGAAATGATCACTTTCCAGGGCTATAAATAAAATAACAAGATAACGTATTTCATAATACATAGGAGATTTCAATGTCCAACCAACTATCAACCAACGTACGTCAAACAGTAAAGCTCAACCACGTCGAGTACATCGATGTTGACGGTGATGGTGTTCTAGAAGAAGTAGCTGTTGTAAAACGTTCCGAGGATGGTACTGTTCATTACATCAACATTGCTCCACTCGATCCAATCGATAAGGCACGTCTAAAGCGCATCGTGACTTCGCAGCACGCTGACAAGTATCCACTATGGGAACTACTAGCTCAGTCGAAGCTCGAGAATGGCATGAATGCTCTAGACTTCTTCCACTCGAACCTAATCAAGGTCAAGCGCGGTTCTGGTACGACTTCGACTCAATTCGGTGGTGGCCTAGCCCAAGCCGGCAAGCTAGAATCGAAGATGCCAGGTGCTGAGTTCAGCAATCCTGCTTCGGCAATCCCAAGCTCAGTTGAAATGGCTTAATCCATAAAGCCTCCTAAACGCAGAAAAGGACCTTACGGTCCTTTTTTGTTTTCTTGGAAAAGTGATCAGTCGCTCGAATCGATGACTTGGAAGTAGCCACACTTCTTGCACTTGTAGGCATGTTCAGTGCGGAACAGACGACGGCTCTTTTCCTGCTCAGTCATCTCGCCACCCCACTCATGATCGCATCCGAACATGTAGTAGTAGGCCTGGTACTCGTACACGAACTGGTTTTCGGCGCTCGGCGCGTACCGATATTCAGCCATCAGGCCGACGCCATCGCTATAGTATTCGAGATTGCCGCTGATCAAGTATCCAAGATCTTTACCGTCTTGGTCGACCATCATCTGCCGGAATTCGATGAATTCAGGCATGTACGTGCCATGCCGAGCAGCGTACTCTTGGAGAGTGACTTCCTTCCAGCCAAGAGGCAGAGCATTCTGATTGCTCCGATCTCCAAACTTCGACATCCATTCGGGAAGCTTGGTGTCATCCGAAATCATTTTGATCTGGTTCATCATGATCGGTCTCCTAGAATTTGAGAGCTACCATACCGTAAGGCTTGAAGTAGACTTCGGCCGCCCAGTCATAGTGGCCATCATGTTGAGTCTGTTCAAGCAGAATCGCTTCAGAGTGCTTGTGGACATGGTGGGCCAGGACCTCGACATCCTTCTCGCTGTTCTCGATCGAGATGTTCCAGGTTCCTTCATGATGGAAGATCTCGACCTCACCGATGTGGGTCCCGCCACGCTTAAGTTCATCGACCGCTTTGCGAGCAATCGACTTGCAGGCCTTCTCTTGTTTCTCAAACCGCGCAGCGGGAGTAGTCATCTTCGGTTTCATTTATTCACCCATTGCGTTGAGCCACTCAGGAATCGCGCGGCTGTGGAAGACGGCATAGACCTCGTAATCAAACGCGTTGTTGACCGCGTTCACGAGTTCTTCCCAATTGGTGGGCTTGACGCTGAGAGGACCTTCATCAGTCTTGAGGTGCTCCCAAGCTTGCTGGACGACTTCGGCTAAAACTTCGCCAGAGGCAATGACCTTTCTCGGAAGATCATCGCCTTCGATCGTGATGGAGAAGGTCGGATCGGTCATCTTGCAATTCCAAGTTCGTTGACGTTAAAGATATTATATCAAGTTCCTGGAAATTGTACAAGATTTTTTACGATGGGAACCAGGGAGTCTTCGCGAGCTTCTCGATATCAAGTTCGACATCGAACGGCTGATTCACGTACTCGGAAACTTCGGCCGACTTGCAATGGCCAGACTTGAAACTATCGGCTCTCGCAATGCCTTCGGCATTGGACGGAAGGCGAGCCCGGACCTTGTAGTAAACCTCGTCATCGCCAGTGGCCAGCTCGATCACGAGCTTGACAAAGAACCACTTATAGGGCGGAGGCGGCGGAGGCGCGATGTACACGGCCTGCCGTTCGTCAATCACGATCAGGCACAGGTTCTTGTACTGATCCTTGGATTCCAAATCTTCTACGAAGGCCTCAGCAGCCGCCTTGGACTCGAACTTCTTGGAATCCTTCTTCGGCGTGAACGTACCATCTTCAGCATAGTAGCCAATGATGTCGTCACCGCGATAGGCTTCAATGATGTGCATGATCAATCCTTTCGGAGTTGAGTTCAAATGCAATGTCTCGGTCCATGTACTCGCGAGACACGTACTGGAAACGCTGGACTGCGAAAATGCGTTCGGCGGTCGACTCGTAGTTGATGCCGAGGTAGTGGAGCGACAAGCACTTCCAGGCCTGATCAAGTTCTTCTCGAGTCAGGTTCGGATCCTTGAGAACATTGCGGAACTCAATGAGTTGCTTGCAGAACCCTTCGTAGGTGCATTCGAGCGTGCTCATTTCTTGTTGGCCTCTTCCAGTTCCAGGTGGACCATCCCGGCCATCATCATGATCGTGCTTTCGATGCCGGCCGTACCTTGCTTGATGAACTCGTCGACGAGATGACGCAGGCAGTCCTTGTGGATTGCATTGCGCTCGTCTTCTGGAATCTTCTTGGACTTCGGCTTGCCAGTCTTGGCAAGCCGCTGAGCCGCATACAACTGCTCGAAGTTGTCGATGGCATCGAGGAGTGCAGTGCTTAGGCCTTGACGACCACGCTCCATGAAGGCCATGAAGATGTGCTCGATGAAGAAGCGGGACAGCAGCTTGAAGTCTTGTTGCTCAGGCGTCTTGCCTTCGATCTGGATGAAGTACATGTTAAAGCTCCCAACCCTTGGTTTTCGGATCGACGATCGTTGCGGCTTGGCGGCGCAGCGTGTCATAGTCGTACGGACGTTCCGGCTCGTCCCAGGTATCGGCATCGACCAGAACCGGCTTGCCATCGCGAACTCCGACAAATCGAACCAGTTCTCGGTACGAGTCTTCGCCGTCGGGCTCTTCGCTGAAGACGACGCAGCAATACATGGCGCCGACTTCTAGATCTTTGCCGAAGCAATCTTTCATGATCAGGCCTCCACGACCTTGACTTCAACCCACCAGTGGCTCGACTGCTTGACAGACGCACCACCACGAAACGGCTTGTCAACTTCACCGCGATCAACGACTTCGACCTTGACATTGGCCTCGGTCAACTGTGCCACGACCTTCGCAGCCCACGACTCGGCCGTGCCACCACTCCGATAGAAGAACGTGCGACGGAAGATGTACGTCCCGCGCTTGGTTTTCGACGAGTCATCGGCGATCACCAATTCCTGGATCTTCGGAGCAGTGGACTTAGCCATGATCATGTTCTAGTTGGTTGACGTTAGAGACATTCTATACCAACTTTCTAGAAAAGTACAACTTTTTTATAGAAAATATGCGGCGACTCCAGCCCAGATACATTTGCACAGGTAATGTATCATCTGGTCGACATCCAGATCGATCTTCCCTTCACACTTCAAAAAGTCTGTGATTCCATGGATGACAAGTTCCAGCAACCCTAGCCAAACTGAGCCAGTGATCAACATGACAAATCCTCCATGGATTGTCGAGTGTGCCAACAAAGCGTGTGGCCAATACACCTTGCCAAGCTCAGTATTCCGATTCTTGGCGTTGGCGAGAAAATCCCCTTGCAGAGGATAGTCCGCCAAGCAATGTGCAAACCACAACAGGAACAAGAACGTGACGTAAGTCATTCGAACTTAGCCTTGAGCTCCAAGTACTTCTGATATTCCGGATCGGCTTCACGAATCGCCTTATCGATGATGGCCTTGTAGCCCTCATCTAGCAAGACACCAGTCGCTTGGAAATGAACTCCATTCAGGAAGCCCTTGAGGCGTTCAATAGACTGATGTGCTCCACCATCGCTATGGCTTCCGGAATATCCAGCGTTGGTCCGAGCACGAGCCGCGCTTTCCAATACCGCATCGACAATCTTCTCAACATATTCACATGGAATCGTGTACTTGTACAACTGCGTCCGATAGTCTTCTTTCACACGCATGACTTCATCTTCAAATGACATCTTAGAACTCCAGTAGAACTTTCTTCTTGACTTCAGGTGCAGGCAGATCTTCGATCTCACCAGCTGCGATTTGTGCTAGCTTCTTTTTGTACCGTGTGTTGCACACCATCATGTCGGTGTACTGATCGATGTGCTCGGCGATGTTGTTGAGCTTGTGCTTGCCAAGGAATCGTAGGAAGTGGAAGTTCGAATACGTTCCAATCCCTTCTGTGGCTTCACGAACCGAGTCCTCCATTGAAGAACGAATCTCATCTGGCTGCGCGAACAGGTTCATCAGCAGATTGTTCTCTTCGAACAGTTCACCAACGATGTGAGTCTTGATCACGTTGCCATCTTCATCCTTGACATCCCAAGTCTCATTCATGAACAACGCACGTTCTTGATCATTCTCATAAGCCTTGATGATTCGGGTCTCACGGACACGAGGGAATGCCGAGAACACATAGTCGCCAGTATCGCCGCGAACGCACTTCTTGAAAATGAAGTAGTCGATGTCTGGGTAATATTCCTTGTCGCCTGGCTGATTCCGTTCCTTGCCGTTGTCCGGATTGATCAGCATGAACCCAGGACATTTGTACAGTTGAACGAAGTCTCGGTCACCGGAGATGCCAATGACCTTGTGGCCGGCATTTGTATTGACTTGGACATATGCGGCAAACTGATCATCGCCTTCGAGCTCATCGCGTTGAAGGATGATCGCCGAGGTATGAGACTTCATGACTTCGCGGAACGAATCCATGAGAGCGAAGTATGGCTCCATCGATGCATCCTTGACACGGTTTGCCTTGTACTGGTTACCGGACTTGTTTGCGGCTGAGGCGGTGTACTTCTTACGCCAGTTGGCTTTGCCTTCGAAAGTGAAAGCAATCTCATCGGGTTTGAACCGTTTGAAGTACTTAAACACAGATTGGAAGGCGACGTGAAGAGCAAGACCAGCTTGCTCTTCCGGCGTTCCAAAGCTTTTCTCACGATTGACGGCGGCTACGCGAAATAGCAAGTTCGCCGTATCAATGACCATCTTTGTTGCCATTCTTATCCCTTGAGTGTATTGTTTGGATCGGACAGTTGTGGGTGTGCGATCGATTGCGGTTGAGCTTCAGCCGCAGCCTCTAGTTCTTCCATCAGACGAACTCCGTAGACATAGTTCATGTACATGTCAACCAACTCTTCTTCAGTCGATGGCAGAACTTCAAACGGAAGCTGCTTGACCGAATTGATGAACGCTGGATTCCAAGCCCGGTCATAGCGGATTTCACCATGTGTCGGGAAGCCATGCGATTCAACAAACATCGGCTTCGACAGATTCTCAGCCAGCCAACGTTGGCAATACTGATACACAAACAAGTGTGCCAGCTCAGCATCGCTGTGCTCCATTGGATTCAGACCATAGTCGCTGTTGCGAATGAAGTCTAGGAACCCTGGACCATTCTTGACAGTGAGGCCTGCAATGTGATGATCTTCACCGGTGTCGTCCTTTGCCGATTCAACCGAAAAGGAGATCAGGGTTGGAGAAGGCATTTCTGCCTCCTTCTTTCCAAACTTGTTTTTAAGCCAATTGAACATATTAATTTTCTCGTGGTAGTAGAGTGAAAGTATGGTTATTTACAGTCACCTGCAGCATCCCTTCTTCACCAACCTCTAGCTTTGGCTCATGCGTGACAGCGCAGGCCTTGAGCAGCGGCATCAGCGCCTTGACTGCAAAGTAGTGAACGAACGACTGAGTCGGGACATCATCGTCACCGCCAATGTATTCAGCGCTGTCTGCGATCTTGGTTGTGAACGTATCTTGTGTGGTGCCATCCACGATTTCAAAGAAGACTTCGCCATTCGACTTGGACACGATTGCAATCTGATCCGAGTCCATGGTGTTCGATGCACTGATTGCGACCTTGACTGCATCGACCGGAACAACGATCTTCCAGGCCATGGTGTCATTGATTCGCTTAGGAGCTTTGACTGCATCGGGGCGAGCGCAGCGATATTCGAACTTGGATCCCTTCGAAGCGATCTTGAAGCTCGAGACATCTTCTTTGCCTTCTTCAGAACGGGAAGCTTGGATCGTAGCTTCAACCGTGAATTCAGCATCAGCCGCAAATAGATTGATTCGGCTGGCTAGGATATTCAGACGGTTCAGACCAACACGAGCACCACCAAAGTCAGGCACGTCTTGATCGGAGATGATCACGACAGTTTGGTCTTCGTCGACGCCACGGATAATGTTGTCCTCGATGATGAGCTTGTCAAGCTTAACAATCGCAACAGTTTGGAGCAGGGTCTTGAGTTGCTTGACAGAATCGGGAGTGAGTTTCATTTATTTCTTGTTATCGTATAGGGGTTGAAAAACTGCACCAGTAGTTCTGTGCAGGTACTTGAGAGCTTGATGGAAGCCTTCGTTCACTACCGATGGATACTGATCCGGTAGAATGTAGATCGCATCACGGTTGAACACAGCTTGCTTAGCCAGATTCCATGCTTCAGTTGGAGTCAGCGCGTCTTCAAATGCAGTCAGGACTTGACGAGCAAGTTGACTGACAAAAACGGCTTGATCTTCAAACTGCTTTTCGGCTTCTTTGTTTTCGAAATATCGTTTACGGTCAGCTTCGTCGCGAAATTCAACCATTTGGGAATAGTACCAGAACAGGATTGGTCCCACTTATGGTGGGACTATCAAACGTAGCTTCTAACAATGCGATCATAGCTTGATCATCAGACTTGATCTCGAAGTTTGTTTCATTCAGCGTGTGTGAGACTTCGGAATGCTTGCCAAGACATTCGCCGTAATGAATATCACGACCAATGACTTTGTCGAGATCAGCTTGAGTGCAGATGAATAAACCGGAGATGCTGCCGTAGTAGAAGTCTTCGTAGTAGGAGACTAGGATTTTTTCCATTTATTATTCTTATGATTCCGAGGACATTGCGTCCTCGGTGTATTGCAGAATTATATCATTCAATCCCACGAAAGCAGCTTGTTATTTCTCGCTGTTTGTGGAGTTGGAACAACCCATCCAATTGGATTGAAAATGCTTTCGAGCTTCAGGTCAATCAACTTCTCTTCAGTC